GTCATTGATGTAATGAAAGAATATGAAATGGAGGAAGATTAAATGGCAACAATAGGATTAGATAGTTTATATTATGCCAAGATTACAGAAGATCAAAATGGCATTGAAACGTATGGTGTTCCTAAGGTCCTAGCAAAAGCAATGACCGCAGAACTAAGTGTGGAATTGATTGAAGCAATTCTTTATGCCGATGATGGTGCTTCAGAAGTCGTAAAAGAATTTAAAAATGGGTCGCTTAGCTTAGGAGTCGATGATATTGGTTCGCTCGTCGCACAGGATCTAACAGGATGTAAGATTGACAGCAATAATGTTGTCGTGTCACGTAGTGAAGACGGAGGAAGTCCTGTAGCTGTGGGATTTCGTGCAAAGAAATCCAATGGTAAGTACCGATATTTTTGGCTCTACCGAGTTGTTTTTAGTGTGCCATCAACGAGTCTCGCAACGAAAGGTGACTCGATTACCTTTAGTAGCCCTACTGTAGAAGGTACCGTATTTAGGAGAAATAAGCTTGATGCAGAGAACAAGCACCCTTGGAAAGCTGAAGTAACCGAAGGGGATAATGGTGTTTCAAGTACGACGCTTACAGGATGGTTCACTTCGGTCTATGAACCAAATTATTCTCCTGTGACACCAACGATTACAATTACGTCACAACCTGCAAGCTCAACTGAGTTCGTTGAAGGAGCGATTACCGGAACCCTATCTGTTGCAGCGAGCACAAATACCAGTAATCCAGTGACATATCAGTGGTTTGAAAATACGGTCAATAGTTCAACAGGTGGTACGAGCATAAACGGTGCAACAGCAGCAAGCTTTACGATTCCAACGGACTTAGTGGCAGATTCTTATTACTATTATTGTGTCTTAAGTTCAAGTGGTGCAACGAGTGTAAAAACATCAGTAGCTACCGTCGTCGTTTCTTAGAAGGAGGTCTATTTTGAAAGAAAATACAATACAGGTGAATGAAGTCGCTGAAGAAAGAAGTACGACGATAAATATAGGTGGTACCGAGTTCAAGATTATCTTGACCACGAAAGCGACCAAAGAAATTGCTAAGCGTTATGGCGGTCTTGAAAATCTAGGTGAAAAGCTCATGAAAACAGAGAACTTTGAACTTGCCCTAGATGAAGTCGTATGGCTTATTACACTTCTTGCGAATCAGTCTATTCTTATTCATAACCTTAAGCATAAAGAATTGAGACAAGAATTGCTCACGGAAGATGAAGTTGAACTACTGACCACACCATTTGAGCTATCGGAATATAAAAATGCTATTATGGCGAGCATGATGAAAGGCACAAGTAGAAACGTGGAGAGCGAAGACTTAAAAAACGTGGTGGTCGAGTAAAGGAGGAAGAACTCTTTACTCGACTCATTTACTATGGAACAGCCCACTTAAGAAGAACAGAAGAAGAGGTGTGGTTGATGCCTATTGGTTACTTGATGGACCTTTGGGAGTGCCATAAACAGTTCATGGGCATATCAAAACAGCGAAGAGAATATTTCATTGATGAGGTCATTCCGACCTGGATATAAGAGTTTGAGGATAAAGACATTTTAAAGGTTGTGTCTTTTTTTTATGCCAAAGGAGGTGAAGGAGAATGGCAGATAATTTTGGGTTCAAGATTGGTATTGAAGGTGAGAAAGAGTTTAAAAATGCACTAAGAGATATCGATCAGAACTTCAAGGTACTAGGTTCTGAAATGAATTTAGTTACATCGCAGTTTGATAATCAGAATAAATCGGTTCAAGCACTTACTGCTAGGAACAGCATGCTCAACAAAGAAATTGATGAGCAGAAAAGAAAAATCAGTACCTTAGAATCGGCTCTTAATAATGCTGCTGACTCCTTTGGAGAAAATGATAAACGGACCAAGGCTTGGCAGATTCAACTAAATAATGCCAATGCAGACCTTAATAAAATGGAAAGTGAACTTAAGGATTCCACAACACAAGCTAAAGATTTTGGTAGAGAACTTAAAAACTCTGGTGACGCTGCAGAGGATGCAAGTAGCAAGTTTGATAAAATTGGTGGAATACTCAAAGGAATCGGAATAGCAATGGGTACTGTTGCTGTAGCTGCAGGAGCTGCAGCGATTAAAATTGGTAAAGAGGTCATTATGCAGTTTGGCGAACTGGAACAGAACTTGGGAGGTTCGGAAGCTGTATTTGGAGACTATGCAGCTTCAATTCAAAAGACAGGGGAAGATGCTTATAAGAATCTAGGCGTATCTCAGAGCGATTACCTAGCTACGGCCAATAAGATGGGAGCTTTGTTCCAAGGTTCTGGTATTGAACAACAAAAAAGCTTGGAACTTACAGAAAAGGCTATGCAACGAGCAGCCGATATGGCATCAGTCATGGGAATTGATATGCAGACAGCGCTTGACTCTGTTGCAGGTGCAGCAAAAGGCAACTTCACTATGATGGATAATCTTGGTGTGGCCATGAATGCAACAAATATTGAAGCGTATGCCCTTGCAAAAGGATTAGATTTCACTTGGGCATCAGCGAGTAATGCTGAAAAAGCTGAAGTCGCTATGCAGATGTTCTTTGAAAATACGGAGCAATATGCGGGTAACTTTGCTCGTGAAGCGACACAGACAGTTACAGGCTCTCTTGGACTTTTTCAAGCAGCGCTTGGTTCATTCACTGCAGGTCTTGGAAATGCTGATGCGGATATGACCAATCTGACACAGAATTTAGTCGATGCGTTTCAGTCTGTTATCGAGAATATTGTTCCAATCATTGAAAATATCGTAACAGCTTTACCACCTGCTATGGATGCAATACTTATCGCAATAGCAGACCTGCTGCCTATGCTCCTAAGTACCGTGACTGACCTTTTTAGTCAAGTGCTTGAGACCTTACTTAGTTTGCTTCCTGAACTTATTCCTGCAATGGTCGAGGCTGTCATGACGATTGTTGATACGCTTATTGATAATCTACCCCTTCTTATAGAAGTAGCACTTTTACTGATAACTGCGCTTGTCGAAGGGATTGGACTAGCACTTCCAGAACTAATACCTTCGATTGTGCAAGCAATCATTCTTATTGTTGAAACATTGATTGCTAATTTGGGTTTAATTTTAAATGCTGCTTTCTTGCTTATACAAGGTCTTGCTACAGGCTTATTGAATGCATTGCCAACGTTAATTGAGGCACTTCCTCAGATCATTACAAGTATTGTCACGTTCATTACAGAAAATCTACCTTTAATTATTGAAATGGGTATCTCACTCACACTTCAACTAGCGGCTGGACTTATTCAAGCAATACCTCAGTTAGTAGCTCAACTTCCTGAAATTGTTTCAGCAATCTTAGTAGGTCTAGGCGATGCAACACTTGCCATCGGAGATATTGGTGTAAATATTGTGAAAGGCCTTTGGAAAGGAATCGAATCTATGGTGGATTGGCTCAAAGAAAAGATGAGTGGATTTGCCGGTGGAATTGTTGGGAACATAAAAGGTGTTCTTGGAATTAATTCACCGTCACTTGTTTTCGCAGGAATTGGTGAGAACATGGGAGCAGGTATCGGTGTTGGATTTGATGACATGATGAAAAGTGTTTCAAAGGATATGGAGAAAGCAATCCCTACAGCCTTTGATATGAACACAACGTTGAATGCCAAGAACAACCCATCTGACCTTGGAAAAGAAGCGATGTTGAAATCAATCGTTGAACATACAGGTATTATCGAAGTGAGAGGTATCAATACAAAAGAGGAATTAACTGGTGTAGTCGATATCATTATGGATCAGTTCAGAAGGGAGGCTAGGGTCTGATGATAAAACTTCTAACATCTGGTGGAGAAAACGTATCAAAAATTCTGAAAGAAGTCTCCCCAATGATATACACATCCAATAGGCAAGAGAATCTTCTTTTAGATGGCTCTTATCATGTACAGATCATTGGAAGTCCTATCAAAAGTATGGAAGCGACAATCATAGCTTCGTATACTCAAGCAGATAAAATCAATGAACTAGCAGATCAAGGTGCACTGTTCATCTTAGTTTTTCTCGACAAGCAATATCAGGTCTTTATCAATAAGGCTATTAGCTGGAAGCGCATAAACTTTGCACACGGAGATTTGAATAAAAGTTATTTTGAAGGAAAGGTGCAAATGATCATTGAGGAAGAAGTGCTGTAATGAAAATAAGACAATCAGATGTAATGGTTAGAAAGTGGTGATTCATAATGAGAGAGATACCACAAGAGCTGTTGACAAAGTTGCAAAGCAAGTATCAAGTGCCTGCAAATAATGCTGAACCGAAAATGAAGATCTATATTAGTAAAGGTTTTACAAAAGAACTATTTCTTGTATTCACACCTCAAGAAAGTGAATCGTTAGGTAAAACTGACGTTACTGTTCAACGTCTGAACAATGAAGTGCCAGAAAAAGCCTTTATGATCTATATGGATGATGAAGTAGCACATATAAAAAGCAAGGACCTTCCTTATGATGATCAGTTCCTTTGGGAGTATGAGTTCCAAGTAGCGCAGAACTGTTGGGATGTTTCAATAGAATTTGACGGGTTTTGGCAGCGTAGTACAAAGACTGGTCGGTTTGATTTTATAACTGATGAACACCCCTGGATATTTTATAATCAAAATGGTACTTTAATGGCGAGGTACTGGTTGGATGTACCCATTGAACTAGATACTGGCGTTACCAAGATAGCCAGTATACGGGGGTGGGTGCCAGCGGATGGTGACACATTAAATGACCAAGGTCTCATCGTTGCCTACTTAAAAGATAATGAGATGTATTATAGGAATTATTGCATACAAGCAAACGGGTCTAAACTATGGGAGCTATCTAGAAAAGTAAATAGCTTTTCAGGAACTATTGATAATCTAG